TCATGACTTTGGATTACCGGGTTCCCCCAACTCCGCCAGCTTTTGTTTCTGAGCATCATTCTCTGCGCGAAGCTGCTGTACTTCCGTGGCGAGCTGCTGAATGATCCCGTTCTTCTCGCTGATCATGTCCGCCATGATCCGTTCACGGTCGAGCGTCTTGAAGTCCAACCTGATTTCCTGCTGATTCATTTCGTCTCCTGAGTTAAATGGTGAGGAGGATCTCGCGCGGCGTGATCACAATCCAGTCACGGAAGGCGTCAAACGTCGCCTCCGGGATGAGCCCGCCGGCGTATGCTCCCTGAGTGTAGACGGGCATCAAAGCCTCGACCAGGCCCCTGAAATTGGCACCAAAGCCTGCTTCGATGAATGCAAGCGTCTCCGCGTAAGTGCAAAGCGGGTTCGCCTGTATAAAGTCAATGAGGGCGGGTTTCACCGCCATCTTCATGGCCATGATCGCCTGGTCGGTCTGCGAGACGTATCCAACGCTCATGGGAAAGAGCGGCCCGGGTGGGTCCGGGATCTCGACGGGCGTGGCTTTCATCGCCTCGTAGTCCGCGAGATTCGCCCGGAAGACGATCATCTGTTCCATGTCACTCAGCATCATAACGGCGAAGTCAGCCACATTCGGCGCCTCGGCCGCGGTGAACTGCCATGTCCTCGGAAGGGAGGCCGTTACCTGGCCGTTCGTGTCCACCTGCTCGTAGATCGTGACGATCTCCACGATGTTCGTGGATCTCAGATGCGAATACTGGTCGAGTCGAGCTCTCCAGGCCATAGGATCTCCTTATGATGCGGCCATTTGGCCGGAATTGATCAAGAGCGTTCTGATCGAGTTGATAGCCGCCTGGCAGCCCGCGACGGTAGCGGCCGGGGCCGCTATGAAAGCCTGCGTGTAGAGCTTCACGATGTTTCCGGCCTCGGTCCGGAAGTGGGCAGCCGAGTTGCCGGCTACGATGTCCCTTGCATACATGACGAACGAATCAGTCAAGCTCGAGGGCGCCACGGCGTTATTTAGATTGATCGTGCCATTGCCCGTTGTGGGGAAGGCCGGATTCCCCAGCGAAAAGTTGGCTCTGTAGTCCATTGCGGCCATGACCGTGTTGGTTCCATCGGTATTGCTATGTTCGAATCTGAAGAGACCGATAGCATCGTAGCCGCCGAACCGCAGAATGGCGTAGCCCGGCCGTGTGCTGTGGTCGCGGCCGTAGACCTGAAGATTTCCCCCGTGGTCCACATCGGTCCCTCCCGCAATTTGCAGCGTGTCGTTATCAGCATTTCGTGAAATCGGTATACCTGTCAATTTAAGCTCAGGACCTATGTTTACGTGTGCACCGGCACCACCCACTACCTCAAGCAGGCCTTCCACGGAACCATAGGCACTAAGCCTAATGATTGGTATCTCTCCAGCAACTGTATCAATCGCGTTCAACTCTATGACAGCTTCAGGAGGAATCGCAGAGGTATCAACTGTGAGCTCAAGCTTATTCATCGTCTGGACGCTGTGCCCAATAATCTGAATATAGCTACCCCAACTAATCGCATGTTCTGTATAATTTGCATCCGTTGCTGGAGAGATATAGAGCCCATTCTCGTCAAGAATTACACCACCAGCCTTAGCTTGACCGGAAGAGGCATCAATCCAAAAACGTTTCACACCAGCGGAGAGGAAGCCGCTTATGTAGTCCTTGGTGATCTCCATCCGTGGATAAGTTGCCCGCGAGTAAAACACGCCGCCCGCGACGAGCGTCACGTCATGGGCCAGGGTATCGCCAAGAAGACCCGTTGGGCCTTGTGCTCCGGAGGGGCCGGTAACGCCCACCGATCCGGTAACTCCCGTCGCTCCCGTGGTTCCCTTGACACCGCTGATACCCTGGATGCCCTGAGCTCCTTGAATTCCAGTTGGTCCGGTAACTCCGATTGGGCCTTGAACACCCTGAATTCCCGTGTTTCCAATCGGCCCCTGAACGCCTTGAATTCCCGTTGGCCCGGTGACGCCGGCAACGCCCTGGGGGCCGGTTGTTCCTATAGCGCCCTGGGGTCCCGTATTTCCTACCGGCCCCGTGAGACCGACATCGCCGATCTGCGTGATGTTCCAATTCGCATACGTGCCCGTGAGCCCGATCCGGTCCATGAGGATGGTAAGCGAGGTCCCGGAGTAGGCCGTAACCGCTCCTTCCATCCAGCGCGTGGTATCCGTCACGTAGACGGCCCGCGCCCTGATGCCGGGAACGAACGCCATACCCGCCTGGGTCGTGAACACCTTTGAGCCCGTGGCGATGGCTTCGGAGTCCGTGCTTGTCCCGCGATAACCCGCGCCTTGAACTCCCGTGATGCCCGTGGCGCCGGCCGGTCCCTGCACGCCCTGAACACCCGTGTTGCCTGTAACGCCGGCAACACCCTGGGGCCCGGTAACGCCAATGGGACCGGTGTTCCCGATGGGGCCTGTTACTCCTACCGGTCCCGTCGATCCCTGAAGGCCAACCGCGCCAACTTCCGTGATGTTCCATGACGCCTTGGTGCCGCTGCCGCCGATCAAATCGACCGTGACGGTGAGCGTGGTCGTCACATACGAGGCGACAACTCCCTCCATCCAGTTGGCGGCGCTTACCGTGTCTATCGCGCGCGCCCGCTGTCCGGCAACGAACGCCATGCCCGCCTGGGTCGCAAAGGCTTTCGTGCCCGTGCCGATGGCAAGCGATGTGACCGAGGTCCCCTTGTAGCCCGCGCCCTGGGCGCCGGTAACTCCGGTGGTTCCGACGACGCCCTGGGGGCCGGTGACACCGATGGGGCCGGTTGGACCGACAACGCCTTGGGGTCCGGATGGTCCGGTGATTCCCTGCGCGCCCTGGATGCCCTGCACCCCCTGAATTCCAGTGGGGCCGGTTACTCCAACCGCGCCTTGAATGCCCTGGATGCCTTGGATGCCCTGGGGGCCTGTTGGTCCCAATGGTCCCGTATTCCCGATAGGTCCGGTCGCGCCCACGTCCCCGCCGGCGTTGATGTTCCAGTCGATTTTCGTACCAGAGCCGCCGATCTTGTCTACGTTGACCGTGAGCGACGTCCCGACATAGGCGGTGATGATGCCTTCCATGTAGTTCGTGGGGGCTGCGTTGGAGCTCGCACGCACCCGACCGCCGATCGCATAAGCGAGTCCAGCCTGAGTGATGAATACCTTGGAGCCCGTACCGATGGCCAGTGACGTTACGCTCGTCGCGGCAAAACCCTCTCCCATCGGCCCGGTGGTTCCCGTGGGGCCAACGACTCCCGTGGCTCCTGTGGTTCCCTTGACCCCGGAAATTCCCTGCACGCCCTGTACGCCCTGGGGGCCGGTCGCTCCCGTCACGCCGATGGCTCCCTGGGGGCCGGTTATTCCGATGACCCCCTGGATTCCCTGGGCTCCGGTAACGCCAGTGGGCCCGGTTGGGCCGGCTACGCCTGTCGCGCCCACGTCTCCCGCCAGGTTGATGTTCCAGCTCGCAAGAGTCCCGCTGCCGCCGATCTTGTCCACGTTGATCGTGAGGGTGGTCCCGGAATAGGCCGTAACCAATCCCTCCATGTAGTTGGCGCCGTTCACCGTGCTCGTGGCTCTCGCCCGTGCGCCGGTGGTGTACGCCAGATTCGCCTGGGTGGTGAAGGCCTTGACCGCGACGGCAATTGCAAGGGATGTCGTGCTCGTCGCTCGATACCCGTTGCCCGTAACGCCCGTAACGCCCACGATACCTTGCGAGCCGGTGGGCCCGGTGGCTCCCACCGCGCCGGCGATGCCCTGGGGGCCGGTGGGTCCGGTCGCTCCTGGGCCGCCCGGGTTTCCCTGTACTCCGGAGGGGCCTGTAACGCCGATCACTCCCTGGGGGCCGGTCATGCCGACCGCTCCTTGCAGGCCCTGGTTTCCCTGTGGTCCCGTGGCGCCAACGGGTCCGGTCGCGCCTATCGCCCCCGCGGGTCCCGTCGCTCCAACCGCTCCCTGCGCCCCCGGGTTTCCCTGAAGGCCGGAAGCTCCCGAAACTCCGATGGCTCCCTGCGGGCCCTGGATGCCCTGAGCTCCGGTAACACCAATCGAGCCTTGCACTCCGGAGGGGCCGGTAACGCCAATCACTCCCTGGGGGCCGGTCAATCCCTGTACGCCTTGCGGTCCCTGGGGTCCGGATGGTCCGGTCGGTCCAGTGGGTCCGCTTGGTCCCTCAGCGCCTATTTCAATCCAGTCCGTATTTGTGCCATTGCGGATTTTGATGGAGGCCATGATCAAGCGCCTCCCTCAATCTGATGCCAGCCCTTGGAGTTGCTATCGACTGTCGAAAGATAGACCTGATGAAGATCATCAAACCATTTCTGAAAATCGAATCTCACCCGATCCATGAGGAACCGGGTCCCGTATCTCTGGATGGTGAAGCGATCCGCCAGGGCGGCCTTCCGGCCGGCGTCGACAAAATCCGCCAAGGTATTGCAGCGAAAGCCCACGACACCGTTCACCGGATTCGGGATGGTCTGAGGAAAGACACCGAAATCCGTGGTGATTGGCGGGGTCCCGCACAGCATCGATTCGATGTGGGTACCGGCGAACGGCTCGAGATACTCGGTCGGGACGAAGGTCGCTATGGCTCCGCCCATGAGGGCGCTCCGCTCCGCGGGTCTCGCGTAGCCGACGTACTCCCAATCGCCTGGCGGGATGCAGAACTCCGAATCGGAGGACATGAGGTATCCCTCCTCGGTGACTCGGCCGCCCTGGCCCGCGATGATGAGCTTCTTTCCAAGCTCCTGGCAGGCGTAGTAAGCCGTGAGAACGCCTTTTCGCCGGATCAGCCGGCCGATGTAGAGGTAATAATCTTTCGGCCGGATCTCGAAATGAAAATCGTCCGGATCAAAGTAGTTGGGGATCACCCGGTCGTAATACTTCCCGGAGGCGCAGGCTCGCGGCGTCTCCGAGCCGTACATATAGCTCCGGAGGAAATCGGACTCGAAGGCCCTGAAGTATTCCGGGGAGCTGCCCATGTAGCCGATACCCGGCTCGCATTTAAGGAAAAGACCGACTGCATCGGCAATGGGCTTGTGGAAAGTGCCCTGGCTCAGAAGAAGGAAATCGTCCGGCCGCTTCGTCGCGTTGATCTCCGAGACGCAGCGCCCGTAGAACTTCAGGGTGGTTTTCGTCGGAGGGCCGTTGAAGTCCGCTCGAAATTCCGTCTCTTGCCAGTTGTAGCCGATGTCGAACCGCTCATCGCCGTCTCCCCATTCGCTCCGGATATCCTCGAGCGTATGGGTTTGAACGAACCGGCTACAGGGAACGTCGGAGCCTTCGGCGCCGTAGTAGATGACCTCGTGTCCAAGGGAGAGAAGCATCCGGGCGAGCTTGTGGTTTTTCTGCGTGAAGGCGCAGCTCATGTACTCACGCGAGCACGGCAAATGGACCAGGCCGAGAAGGTGGAAGCGGTACTTGTTCATGCGTCTCCTTATTATGGCGAAACGACCCAGACCATCCCCGGGAAGGGATTGGCCGGCTCGGTCGTCTGAATTCTGGCTATGCCGAGATCCGATGGCTTGAGGGGTTTGGTGGTGATGGCAACGCTGCCGTCCCAAGCGAGCTGAAACGATCCTCCCGTGGCCCGCATGAGCTCCAGGATGACCGTGACGTCGGTTTGGTCCATGTTGATGAGGAAGTGACTGCCGGCGATACCGAGGGAGCCGCCGCCGCCTTCCACGATCAGCGCCTCCAGGTACGCCTGGAGGGCATCGGCCGCGGCTTGTGCCGTATCGGCCGCGGTTTTCGCAACGTCCGCCCTGGCCTGCGCCGTGTCTCCGATCAACTTGGCCTTCTCGGCGATCTTGTTCAGGAGCTTGGTGCGTTCCTCGTAGTAGTCCTCCCACCTCGTATCCCAGGTGGTCCGGTTGATGTCCGTCGTGACGCCCATGGGATCGAAGAGGGAAAGGTTCGTGTTGAGGTAGGTATCGAGCGTCGAATACACCCCGTCGAAGATGTCATGCGATACCCCGAAGTTTTGCGCCTGGACGATGATCTTCCCGTCGGTCGGGTTCCCTTCCTTCAGGATGACGTTCCACTTCTGTTTCAGCCGGCGCTTCTCGATCTTGGAAACTTTCCCGTCCATGGCCATGTCGTCAATGAGGGCCATGGAGTTGGCCGCCACGGTATCGGCGTTGTCCGCCTTGGCCTGAGCCGCCGCCGCATTGTCCTTCACCTTGTCGGTAACGGCCTTGAGCAGCTTCGCCTTCTCGTCGTAATAGTCCTCCCACTTATCGTCCCATGTCGCGCGCACCACGGTCGTTCCCGTGCTCATGTCGGCGAATACTTGCAGGGTCGTGTTGAGGTAGGCGTTTAGAGTCTGGAACACCGCGGTAAAGGCCGCATCGTTCACACCGACCGAAGCGGCCATCAAGGGAAGAGTTCCCGTGGTGGGAGTCCCTTCCCTGACTATCTGGTTCCACTCGCGCTTCAAGGCGAGCTTCTCCGCCCGGGAGATCTTGGAGTCGATGCCCATGTCCTCGACCCGGTCCAGGTCGTCCCGGATGTCCTGGATGAGCTCCTCGTAGCCGACTCGGCCGCGGAGGATCGGGCGGATCGTGTCCGGGTCGCAAAGGACGGCGCGCACATCGGATGCGACACCGTCGCCGATCCTGTCGTAAGGCACGATTTGTACGCGGTACGTGGTGGGATCGGCCGGCAGCAGGCGTATGAAGCAGTCCCGCGCCTGAGCCGCGACATTTGCGACAACTGTCGTTGGCGGATTGGCCGTGTCGCAGAGCACCCGGAATCCGTCCACGTCCTGGCCGTCTATCGGCAGGTTGTCGAGCCGGACCACGATGCCGTTATGGGCGCCAACGCAAGTCGGGTTGAAGCCCAGGAGCGACGGCGCGGTCTTGCCGATCGTGATCTCGGTCCAGTTGTTGGAATCATATTTGTGGGCGTCGCGTACCTTGACGCGGGCCTTGAACGATCTCGGGACGGTCCCGAAGTCGAGCTTCATGTCGTGAAGCGTGTAGCGATACTTGGCGCTGGTCAGGCGCACCCGTCGCTTTATGACGCCGTCTGTGTCGCAAATCTGGAGCAGGTAGTCGCGGAAACGGTTCTCTGAAAAATATTCGCTGTCGCGGATATCGAGCCATTTGATGACGCACTGTTTCCCGGTGAATGCCGTCCCGCCGCCCTTGAGCTGGAGCCCGGCAACATCCGGGGGAATCTTGTCCGGAACGTCGATCATGACGTCCCCTACTTCGTGCCACTCGGAGGTTTTGGCGATTCCGCGGCTCCGGATGCGGAAGCTGTAGGTCCCCACGCGGATGTCGAACCGTTCGGCCGAATTGACGCTCGACTCGGCGAAGCGCCGCCAATTGCCTTCCGTCTTCTGGAAGTCCACCTCGTACCAAAGGACTCGCGCGTCCTGCACGGCTTCCCAAGAGCAGAGAACACCCAGGCGGTGGTTGTTCCCGCTATCGTTGGTGAACACGTTTACGTTGAATTCATCCGGGGGCTCGAGCGGCCCGGTGGGTCCAATGGTCGTGGGCGGGGTCTCATGGATGATGTCGCGCTCCACTCGAGCGAATTTATCCGGATCGTGATAGAGGGCAAAGATCTCGTAGCGGTGCGGCTCAACCTCCTTATTCGTGATGACGCGAAATTGCCTCGGAGCCAGGGATGATCCGGAGAGAATCCACAGAGCGTTTGCTTCCGGCTGATCCGAGAACTGAAGGGTGTGGAGCTCCGTATGGGTCCCCGGACCATTCAGGACCGCTTTCTCCTGGATGGTCTTGTCGGGCAAGACGCACGTCAGCGTGTAACTCTGCCCCTCGATGAGGAGCACCTCGCCGTCGAGCTGGATGTCCTCAAGCGTGCATCCGGCTTTGACACGGCCGCCGAACCGGATGCCCGCATAGCTTGGATCATGAACCTTGATGATGGCCCCGGGGACGGCATCGGCGAAGTCCCACCCGCCGACGAAAGTCACGGTCTCGGGCTGATGCTTCTCCGTGTCGATGATCCAGCGACCCACCCGCAGGGCCTGGGATCTGGAGATGCAGCCGAGCGCGATAACATCGGTGGGGTTCCATCCGACCAGGCGCACCAGCTCCGGATCGTAATAGGCTTCGATGGCCGGCCGGCAGGCATCCACGGGATCGTTCCAGGTGACCAGGGCCACGGAATGCCTCGCGTCCAGCCCGGTACCGGAATAGGTGAATTCGCCATCGATGACGTTGGTTTGGTTCGCCAGATGAGTAGGCGCCTTCGGGCAGTCCTGCGCCATCGTGACCATTCCGGAAGCCCAAAAGGGCATGGCCAGGAAGGAAGAGGCAAGTGCATTCAGGAGATGATACGCCTCTTCCTGCGTCTGGAAGACCACGTTACAGGTGTATCTCGGCTCGAAGATCGGGTTGCCCTGGGCGTTCTTGTACCCGGTCTTGACCATCCCGTCGCAGTATTGCGCGATCTCGTAGAGGGTCCACTTGTCGATGTAGGCGCTTGGGGCACCCAGGCCGTATCTCTTGTGGCTCACCAGGTCATGGAAGATCCAAGCCGGGTTGTTCGTCCAACCGGTTTTGAAAGTCCCGTCCCAAACTCCCGAATACTCGCGTGTCAGGGGATCGTAATTCGACGGGATCTTGAGCGTGTTCCGACCAAAGACGTTGTAGGACCGTGTTGGAACGTGCGACCCGAACTGCTTGGCGCTGATCTCCAAGCCAACGGAAGCTACGTGCGGCCAGTAGAACGTTTCGTTAATGACGCCGGTATACGAAGCCCAATAAAGCTTGCTTTGCTTGCGCTGCGTGTTGGAGTCTCCGGTGATCCTGGTCATCCGGACTTCCCACGGGGCGGGCCCATATTGGAGAACATCGCTGATGATGTATTGCCGCTCGTAGGTGCTGGTACACTTCCCCTTGATCTTGAGGTCTCTGCCGAACGGGTTTTGCCAGGCGCCACCGACCGGCCGGATTTCGATCCGAAACTCGATCTCGGCTCCGTGCATGTCCCCATCGTTCTTGTCCACCGTGTAGAGGCTCGGGGTCATGATCTTTACGCGGAGATCGTCTATGTCCGGTTCGTTTATGGACCGGATGATGGGCGTACTCTTGATGATTTCCGCGCCAATGCCCTGCTCGCTTTCGATGGCCTTGATGCCGGGCATGGGATTTTGGGTCAGGGTCCCGTTTCGGACGTGGAATTTGACTCCCTTGAAGTTGTATTTGCCGTCCGGCGCCATGAGGGCCGTATCATCCAGGAAGACGGATTTAGCCCCATCCTCGAGACCGCCTATCTCCCCCTCGCCGAGAACGTCCACAATGCGCGCCATGGCAACGGATATGAGGTCGTCTTTGTCTTCAGTCGGCGTCTGACCCTCGTCTCCGCCGCTTCTACCTTCTATGTGCTTCAACATTTCGATAACTCAGTTATGGATGAAGGGCAAAAAAATAGCGTCAGTGGCCGCCGGTGCCGTCGTCGGGCGGGGGTGGGTAATTGGATGAGAATTTGACGTGAATCGTATGGCGGCTGCCCAAGTTCCAAATGGACGTATCAAAGGAGGTTATGGCTCCCATGGAATCACCGTCGATTTTCACATCCACAATCCAGTTGTCGATATACGTTCCATCGTACAATTGATCCTCGTCGTTCGCCTGGAACGTGAAGACGGGGCGTGTGTCCTTGCGATAAGTGAACGTTCCTATTGCCGGTGTGATGAAGCCGTTTCCTTCGCCGGAAACTTCCACAACGAGAATGAGGTTACTCGGAATTCCACTGTCCGCGTCGATGGCCACGGCATCGATGCCGGCCGATACGAGGACCGAGCCAACGCGAATGGGCCCGCCGTAAATGACCGGTAAGGCCCCTCCCTGCTCGATGCGATTGACCGCGCCGTTGAACAGCCACGAGCTTCGTTTTTCCTCCCGGTCATCGTAATTTCCGACTTTAGGAGTCGAGGATATCATCTGCGCAACGCCGGAAAGAGCGAGCATGGCTCCGAACATGGCATACTGCGTCATGGACACGCCAAGGAAGGTCGTTGTGCCCATCGAGCCCATGAGCGAGGCCCCCGCCGCGCCCGAGGTCCCGGCCGTATAGATGGACGCGGCTATGAGCACCACGCCGATCACGGCGGTAATGATGGCTTTGGCGTCATCGCCGGCGCCTTCGATCACTGGAACGATATGGAGATTGGCGTTGCCGAGCCCAAAGGTCAGGAGCTCGGCGTCGAGCTGCTCGCCCCCGTAGCGGGTTCCTCGGATGATCTGATAGCTGCCTTCCTTCAGGCTGCCATAGAAGTCCGGGAAGTTGCACTTGAGCGCCCGGACGGCTTCGGCGGTGGATTCCACCTCCAGGCGATGGGACTCTCCGAAGCGTTCTCCGAGATGGCCATGCAGGAATACGGTTCTCATTCGGGGTACCTCAGCGTTTTTTCGATCAAGCGCATCCACCGGTGGGCGGGCTCCTCGCAGGAAAGCCGGCCGCGGCCGCCCGCGTGGTGCATCAACAAGCCGTTCGCCTGGTAGATGCCGCAATGATTGAGATGGCGATTGCGTATCCGGCCGAGAACGATATCGCCGTCCCGCTCCGGTCGCTCCACCTGGATCAGGCCGGACTCGGGCATGCACTCGGTAAAGAAGTCGTGATCGTCGGACTCCCACCAGCTCGGCTGCCGGGGGAAAATCGGGAGCGTGATATCTCGATTGATCTTGTACCAGTCCCGGACCATGCTCCAGCAATCGTAGACGCCGGGCACGAACATGCGCCCCAGGAGGGGTGCCGTCGCGAGCTGGTCGCCCCACCAAAAGGGATCATGCAGGACGCCGGTCTTCGGGTCGTAAAAGACGACTCCCCACGGAACGGCCGTCACGATCTGCTGTCTCATATCGGTCTCGGATGCGCCGTAAAGGTCGGTGTGGGAGTGGAAAATCGCCTGAATGCGGCCCTTTTCCCTCTCGATGGTATCGAAGGTGGTCCGGTCGATCCTGAAGGCTCTAAGGGGCGTTTCGTGCGAATTCGGGCACGGTACAAAACGATTACTCGCGATAACGCCGCAAGCCTCGTTTGGAAGGCATGACCGGGTATATTCCTTGAGCACTTCGACCATCTGAGCCCCGAAGGGCTGGAATTCCATCATGAGTTGACCCTCGTTCGCGCGACTCCCGGGAAGAGGAATGCGGGAAGCGGCTGTTTGCCTGGAAAGCGGAGCTTGCAGTCGCCGAGATTGCGGCCGCATTTGTCCTTGTCCTTGGTCGTCTCCTGGCCCAGCTCGTCGTAATAGCGGACCGCGACGTAAGGGCAATCCACGTCCGCATAGTCGAAGTTGTTGGTTGCCGATTGGTAAAATCGGTAGGTGAGCGTGCAAGTGTCTCGAAGGACCTGCCGGCGCGGGAGCTTCTTGCCTTCGAAGTCCATGAAGGCGCCAAGCTCCCATTCGATGACCCTTCGGTTCTGCTTGGTCCGGCGCTTCAGGATGTAGATGTCCGGAGGGAAGCAGGCATCCGGGTCCGGGTTGGTGCCTTCGTCCAGGTACCTTTTGAACGTGCGCCATCTGGTCAGGATCGCGCCTAAAAGCTCGTTCCATTCGGTCACCGCGGCCGCGAGCGCCATGGTCGTGTTGGAGACCTTGAAGATCGGCCGGGGGAGGGCCCCCTTGCCGGAAACCTCGTAGCCCGTGACTTCGATGGGCATGGGAGTGTAGGTCTGTCCGCGCCAGAGCACGGGCCTGTCCACGAAGATGTTCTTGGTGAACCGATAGACTCCGCCCCCAAGCGAGGTACAGTCCAGCTCGAAGAGCTCGATGCGGTCTCCTGGATCCGGTTTTTGGACGTCCGCTGCTATGGTCATTTGTTGGTCCTTAGTATTGCGAGCATGTATTCGCGGGCATCCATGAAATCGTTTAGCCGCTCATCGAGGATCTCGAAAACCTCGGCGAGCTCGCCCTTGTTGAACCGACTGTCCAGATGGTCGTACAGGGTAGCGGCCTGCTTGATGGTGAGAGCGAGCGTTACATCAGCCACGGGGTTTCTCCGGGGCCTTGATCTTTGCAAGCAGGCCGAACAACCACAAGCCGATGAGGCAGAGAAACCAAATGGCGCCAAAAACACTTGCCTCTTCCGGCGTCATGGGAACACTGTATAGAGTCGTTGCGTACTCGAGCATCATGTCTCCTACAGGTCATAGACCCGTTGAAACGTCGTCGTGACATTCCACTGACCGCCAGCTAGAGGCTGTTTTGACCACTTCTTGGCGATCCATTTCAAAGCCGTGCTCGTGCGCGGGATCGTCCAAAGGAACGCCTTGTACCCCCCGTGAGACTCCAGGAACGCTATGATCTCATCGAAGCCCGCCTGCTCCAGCTCATTGAACGAGAGTGGCCATACCTCATCGAGTGCATTCAGTCCGTCTCCGGTGCGCTGCGAGTAGTTGTCTCCAAAGGGGGAAGCGAGGACTTTTGGAGTCACGTCCCCCTGGCCGCCGTAGGTGGGCGAGTAGTTGGGAAAGGTTTCCATTAGCCGCTAAACTCCGCGTTCAACATTCCTCCGGGCCTCATGAGCTCCCGAATGGTGGTATAGACTTCCGCCTTGATGTGCCGGCCGATGACCGATCCCACTTCCTTGGCATGGCCAACGTCCTGGACGCCGCCGCCGCCGGCGCCGCCCACCTGGACGGGCACGGTGATGTCGATTTGAACCGAGCTTCCGCTTTTTCTTCCCGAGCCTTCTTCCCTGCGCGCGACGGCCGGATATTCGCTCGAGCGGAATCTTCCGGCGTCCGAGACATCCTGTCTTATGCCCATGGACTCGGCCGCGGCCGCGGTAACCGTCTTGCCGTACTGCCCCGGAACGGAGCTCACCGGCGTTGCCGTCGGCGTAGTGCCTCCGAACCAGCCGAACGTGGCCTTTAAGATCCGGTCCACGAAGAGGATCTGAATCATCATGCGGATGGTGTCCCGGATGATGGAGTTGGCCAGATCCGCGAAGTTCATCTTGCCGGTCATGGCCAGCTCGGTCAGGGAATCCGCGGTTTTGTTCAAGGAGGAGGCGAACAACTGAGCCCCCTTCGCGCCGTTCTGAAACGTGGTTGACACTTCGTTTTTGAGCTGCCGCAGGCCTTCAAGCCATCCCGCGTACCAGGTTCCGTTTGCGGTCTGTTGCTCAACGAATTGCTTCTGCTGGCCGATCTGCTTCATGAGCTCAAGTTCTGCACCCGTCGCGCCGTTCTTCTCGGCCTGCAAAACACCCAGGCGAGTTTCCGCACCAATCAGCTTTACGCGGGCGGCGAACTGCTGTTCCATGGTGCCAGTCAGCTCGGTCTGCTGGAGCTGGAGTTTGGCCATGTTCACGTCCGCCTGGAGCTTGAAAGGCTCCTGGAGGCGACCTTTAAGCGCGGCGCGCTGCTCCTCGAGCTTGGCCATGTAGTTTCGGACAAGCTCCTCGAAGCTGCCTGTGTCGAAGGCATCATTGTCCGTTGGGGCGCCGCTTCCGAAGAGCATGGCGTCCATTTCCGCTTTGAGGCCCATCGCGGCTTGAGAGCCGTGGTGCTCGCCTCCGGTCAGCTTCTCCATCATCTCCGTGTAAGAGGCGTGGATCTTCTCGCTGTTGGCGTTGAACTTCTTCTTGAGCGCGTCCATCTGCTGGTCGATAGCCAACTCCTGAGCCTTGATGACCGAGCCTGCCGTGGTCGCCTGCTGCTGCTCGAATTCTTGATCGAGGTCCCGGAAAGCTTCCTGGCTTTCGGTTATGACGGCTCGTATGCTTCGGGCGAAATGGTCTATGTCCGCGACGTCAACGAGGTTCGCGTCGAGCTTCTTGGCGTCTTTCCCTGCCTGCTTCGCTTCCCAACGGACGGCTTCCTTCTCGATATAGGAGCGGTATCTTTCGCCAAGCTCGTCGCGCTCTTTGTCCACGATGGCGATGGTGTCCTTGGCCTCCTTGATCCGCTCGGGGTCTCCGGTCTTCATGACTCCTTCAAGCATTTTCTCGAGAGACTTCTTCATCTCGTCGTTTTGCTTTAGAGCCTTCTCGTATTCCAGCGTGGCATCGGTCTTTAAGCGATCGAATCCGCTGAGTCCGCCCTTGGCGTCCATTTCCCGGAATTTGTCGAGCTGCGTCTTGAATTGGGCGTGCGTGGCCATGAATTTCTGAAAGTTCATAAGCTCGCCCTCGGCCAGGTTCCCGGAATCGTCGGGGCTCGTGGCGTAGAGCTTCGTCACGCGGTCGGCCATCTTGGCTTGCTCCGCTTCTTTGAAGGCTTTTTCGATTCCCGCGTTCCATTTTTCCATCCAGTCGAGCTTTTCAACGGCCTGGTCGACGCGGGTCTCGTGGGAGTCGAACGTACCCAACCAATCGCTTTGAAACGTGGTGATCGGGTATTCGAGCTCCACCTGGCCGGGAATACCGCCCTTCCGTGGGATGAACCCGGGGGGAGTCGTCTGCCGGTCGAATTCCTCGCTATTCTTCATCCCCGAAAGGCCCAAGCCAATCATCGAGCCTACGGCCGCGCCGCCCGGCCCAAAGAGCCTTCCGGCGAGAGCGCCCATAAGCACCGAGTTGACGGTGTTTCCGGTGCCCTCCTTGAGCCAATCGGGAGCCGCTTCGTAGGTGTCCCACAGGTTTTTGACCGCGGCGCTGAAAGCTCGGAGTGCCGGCGCCCAGGTCTCGAAAGTTTGTGTCGTGAATTTGGAGACTCCCTCCAGGAAGCCGACGATGATGTCTCCCCCGGTCTCTATTGCCGACGATCCGCCTCCGAAGGCCTTGCCCATGCGGTCAACGCTCTCGGCAATGCCCTTCGCCCATTCCTCGAATTTCCCGTTCTGAGCCAGGCGGTTGAGATCATCCATGATGCCCTTGAGGATCTTTTCGCCCGTCTGGAGGACTCCGTTTTGCTCCAGGTTCCGGACGAAGAACTCGTATTTGTATCCGAGCTGCCGAAAGAGCACGTCCCAGGTGCCGGCCATCTTGGTCAGCCCGTCCTTGAAGTTCTCTTCCGCGTACTCGAGGACCGCCTTGATGATCGTGGCAAAGTCCATGTTGGATTGCCGGAACTCGCCGATGAGCTGCGCCATGCCGATCTTGAGCTTGGACCTAACGGCCTGCATGGTGAACGGGACCTTCTCGTTCAATTCCTTCAGGGCATCGTCCATGCCGATGTTCCCGAGCTGATAGAGCTCGGTCATCTTGTTAACGACCCCGGAGAGGGCCTCCGGGCCGGTTTTCCCGACCTGGTGGAGGTAGCCGATCAAGCCTTCGAGGCCTCCGGCCGCGTTCTTGATGCCGACGTGCTCGAGCTGTACGAGGGCTTGCTCCAGGGTCCGGATGCCATAAGCTTTCTGGCCCATCTCGTTTATCCACTCGAAGCGTACGCGCGCATGCTCGGAACTCTCGGAGAATCGGACCACGGCGATGTCGAGCTTCTCCAGCTCGCTTGCGATGTTGACGAACTCCTTGGCCTGGCGGCCGAGGAAGTCGAAGGTGCGCCATATCGAGAAGAGTCCCACCACGCCGGCCATGGCGTTTTTCCAGCTCAGGGTGGCATTACTGATATTGCGGATCTGGCCCGGGGCGGCGCCAAGCTGTCCGAGCACCTGTTTGATGTTCGTCTGCGCGTTTTGGCTGTCCGCCGTGATGATGATCTTGATGTCGTTGGCCATGCCGAAACCCATGGTGACTCTCCTAAAAAAAGGATGACCTCGCGCGGATCGCCGTGCGCATCACTCCCAAATCTTCCCAATAGCTCAGGTCGAACGAGCCGGATTTCAGGGGAAAGCCGGCCTCCACCAAGAGCGCGCTCCGGTAGAGAGAAACCACATAGGGGCACGGCTCCCAATCCTTGCTCTTGCAATTGGTGCAAAGCACGATGAGAAACGGCCCGGAGTTGCTATGGCACTTCTGCTTTTTCGCGGGGGTGCAGCCCTTCTTGCCGGCGAGAAAATCGTCTATCTCGCCGGCAAGATCGTAGGGGTCCCCGTCTAAGGGTTTTCGGTCCCGTCCGTCGAGCCTTCGCCTTCCTCCGAGAGGATGGCTTGCAGGGCTTCGTCCATGCCGATCTCAACGCTGGACTCGCCCAGGACGGCCACGGACTCGAACACATGGCGGCCGATGGAAGAGACGATGTCCGGACGTCCGGCAACGAGGATGTCTTTCCACGTCGGGCAGTAGTTGGCGGAAGTCTTCTCCGAGGCGATGAACTTGCCGTCCGCGCCGAGCGTTCCTTCCTCGAAGCCGAGGAGCACGCGCTTTCCGAATTTCAGGCGCATTTCGGCGGCCCGGGGGACGATCTTGTGTCCACGTCTCTGGAATAGTCCCGCCTGATAAGCGGCGAGCTCGTCGTTGTCGGGCATCCGATAGAAGAACTTGTGGATCATGTCTCCGTCCGATACCCGGATGGAGTAGGTCGGATTGGTCAGGTCTCTCATGGGGACCGTGGGGCTCAAAGGGCTCATGAATGTTCCTTTCTAATGGGTCTTGATCAAATATTCGTCGTCAGCGCCGGTCAGCAGGTAAGAGAGCTGATAGATCGACTGGCCGTCGCGCTCGGCTTCCTTGGGCTCTTCGAGTTGCGCCGCGGGGGCACTGAAAGAGACGCGGTTTGCGGCCGCTCCCATGGAGAAGGAAATGGCGGCCTTGGTTTTGGCTTCCCAAATCGAGTACGGGTTCCAGGTGGTCAGCTCCTCGACGTCGCATTCCAGGGTGAGCTTGGCTTCCCTTCCGCTGATCCTGATGGCGGAAAGTCCGCTTACCGCCTGCATGTCCTTCGACTCGGTTATCTTGACTCCAAGATCGACGGTGAGCTTGGAGACGCCGATGGGGGCGAAGGCGCCGAGGGTGAGGCCGATATTGAGGCACGCCGGGGGATCGTGGTCCTCGTAGACGATTCCCAAAGGACCCACTCCCACGGCCGGAGTGCCGTAGAAGCCCGTCATGGAGAAATCAATCGAGGGAAAACCATCCGTCTGAAAGTTCAGCGTGGCCGTGCCGAAGCATCCCGTCAAAGAATGCAGGTTGAGGTTCATGAAGTAATAGATGGTACAGGATCTCATCTCGGCTCTCGGCGTCACCGGCCGGTACCCGCGATAATGAAGCAACTGGTCAGGGCCGAGCTCCTGAATTGACTCGTGGCCACAGGCCTTGAGCAGCACGTCCATTTGAGACGCATCGGCAAGCGAAATACCATTGTTTGCGCCCTTGAGCTCCACTGAAATCTTGATCGTCTGCCTCTTGGCTCCCACGCCAAAACCGGTGGGACTGAAGCTACTTCGAACGACGTTGCGATCGCGTTTGTCTCCGGACACTCCGTATTCCGGCACCGAGGTCAGAATCGCGTGTGCGGAGGTGGGGTTTGGATCCACGCCATAATTGACTTCGGTTCTCGCCAGTATGACGGCACTTCGGGTCATGATATCGCCCATGTTCGTTACTCCTTCTGTGCCCGGGCACGGGTCTGAAAGCTGAATCCCCAAACCACCACGTCTCGGGTCGCCTCGAGGCCCTGGTCGTCAACGGGAGTGAGCGGCTGGATGGCCACGCCGCAGGTTTCGTCTGTGAGGGCGTTCCGGACGTCGTCCAGGACTTCGTACACGCCCTTGCTTGTCGCGGTTCCGTGCAGAAGCCGTTTCTGGCTGACAAAGTTCCGCTGCACGATGATCACGATGAATTTCATGTAGTGGTCGAACGTCGATGAGGTCCCGACGCGCTTATAAGGTCCTCCGGTGTAGGAGACGAAAGCCGCCGGCGCCAGCAGCGCATAGTCGGGCGAATCGTCGGCAAGCAGGCTCGCCAGCACGTCAACGTTCTTGAGGTACGGCAGCTCCGCCTTGAGCTGCGCTATGATTGCGCTCTCGACGATCGAGACATCCATCAGTATTTCGCTCCACCCTCGAAGAATTCTTCGATATTGCTCTCGCTCCTGAAAACCCAATTCCAGATAGCGGACTTGATCCGGTTCTCGTCTCCGTATCCGCTAGGGATGCCGAAGAACGGCCGGGCCGGTATGTTCATTTTCATCTCAAAGCCCTCGACCTTGAAGGTTTTCGACTGCGCGAGTTTCAGGCCGAACGCCTCGTAGATGGTCCGGTTGTGCTCCTGGACGGTTACCGTTCCCTGGAAGCCGTAGTGGTGGACTCTTCCCTTGATGCCCACCCGCGCGCTGTAGATGCCGCGGTCCGACTTCGCGTCCAGAACCGGATTCGTCGCGGCCCGGTAGAGATCCTTGCTCCGCCGCAAGGGTCCGTTGTACTCACCCGTGTCCTTCTTCCTTGGCTCCCACTTGGGCCGGCCGCCTGCCATGAAATTCTGCTCAACGACTTTCTGGATGACTCGATAGACGTTGAACCAGGCCGGGCCCATGTCCACCAGTGAAACGAGGATTGGCGCCAGCCGCTCAAAGCATCGCTTCGTGTCGATGTCGAGCTCGATGAACACTAGAATTTGCTCCAGGTCTCATCAGAGAAGTCCTGCTCGGCCGTGTGGAAAATCGGGAGCTGCGAGCTCGTTGCCCCGGGGATCAACCCGAGGCTTCCGAGGCTCCCCTTTCCTTCCGAGAAGCGAAGCAGGAAGGAGAGCGACCCCTTGAACCGCTTTTCGCGGAACTCCGGGACGGTGGTCACGCGCGAGAAGAGCGTATAGATGGCCAGATCGACGGAAATCTCTTTGAGTACGTCCGTGGTTCCGCCCAGGGGCAGAGTCACGCGGACACCTATGTACCCGTCGATGATCGAGTCCGCCTTTTGTATGGCCGAGTCGATATTCGCCTGCACGATGTCTCCGGTTGGAACTTCCGGATCATCGGCCAGGCTCACCAGAACGGCGCGAGGGATCTCCTCGAGGATGTCGGCAAGCGTCGAGTAGGGCATTTATTGTCTCGCTTCCATGCGCGCTCGTTGTACGAGGCCCCGGAGCGTTTTGGTGTTCGTTTTGGCGGCCGGCGTGATGCCCAGGCTGACCAGCTCATCGAAGAGATTTTTCCTATCTTCGGCCCTGGAGGCCTCGGTTTCCTTCAATCCTTCGACTTCGTAAGTGGATTCGGGCGGAACATCGCCGATTCCCTTGGCCGCAAGGGACAAGGCCAGGAGCGTGGGCGTGCTCTCTTCCGCTATTTTGGCGAGGTTCCTTGCGACGATGTCGCCGGCGTATCGCTCTTCGCAAAGGAACGTCCCGCCGGGCGGGATAAGCTTTCCGCCGTAACCGATGGAGCCGTATTGCAGCACTTCCAGTAAAACCATGGCGTATCCTTATGAGATGCGGGCGCGGGGGGGTGGTCCCCCCGCGGCCGGGTTAAACGGCTTTGGCCACGATGACGCACTCGGGGCGTTTCAGGACGGGCAGCGGCCGGGTTTCCCCATAGATCCACTTGCCCTCGGGGTCCTCTTCGTTCCAGGACTTGCTGTAGAACAGGGGCGGAGCCTGGCCTCTCTGAAAGAGGGTCTCGATCATCTGAGACGTGTAGGGGCAGTCGAAGACGTCGGGACCTTCCGCGATCAGGACAATCTCGTCTTCGGCGAGGAAGCGCTTGCGGCTTCCGTCCGTGTGGACGAAGGAGCCCATGTACTCATCGAAGCTGATTTCGGCCAGCTCGGCGATCCGGGCATGCCGGGCGATCTGACCGCCCATGGTGTACTTCATGAGCTCCAGGACCTTGACGTTGTTGAGGAGAGCATCCATGACCTGGTTCCCGCACCAGCACTGATAGCCGGTGATTTCGGCCTGGGAATCGTCATTGAGTAGCTGTTTCCACGCGCGAAGCGTGGTGATGATCGTGGAAGCCGGATCGGTGAACAGATCGGCGCCAACCAGCGTGATCTTGTGGGTCGCGGGCAGGCCGTAGTCCACCAGCACCGTGGTCAGGTCGGCATCCAGGATCTTGCCCCGGATGGCCTGGCTCGCCCAATACTCCAGGGTGCGGTCGAACTCCATGCGGAGGTCGTACTGCTCGCGGGCGATGCGCGACTTCATCGTCTCGGCGCCCATGGCGCCATAGGCCCTCATCTTGTTGATCTCGGCCACATGGATGATCCGCTTTTCGGCGACACGGGGAGCCTCCAGGGTGACGGTGGCTCTTCCGGTCTTCTTGCCGATGGGGGCGGGCTCATGCACGCTGATGTTTCCAAGGATGCCCTGGTTTCCGGTGATGATGTCGAAGGCGAGCTGCGTATCGACCGAATAGCGGAGCTTGGGGGCGAAATGCCTCTGGAACATGCGCCGGCCGGCCTTGCCCATTTTGTTGATAGACGTGGTGAGCGTCCGGGTGGTGAACAGATTGTCCATCTGAAAGTCTCCTTAAGCGATTACTCAGTTATGGCGTAAGGGCAAAAAATCCCTATTCGACTATGATCCCGCGATCGGCCAGGTCCTTGAGAGCGGCGATCTTCTCGGCCGGATTGACGACCGGCCACACAATGTCCCGATCGTTGTATTCGCCGGCGAAATACGCCTGCACGACCTGGGGACCGGCAACCAGGCTCACATCGTTGAACATGCCGAGGATGGCGCGGGGGGTCTGAAGTCCGTCAACGGCGGCGGGATCATAGAGACCCCAAACGTTAGTGGCGGTCACCATGGCCACGAGCTGCCCGCGCGAAACTGTGGTAAGCGCGATTTGCGGAAGCGTGATCTTTTTGGTAGTGTGCATCGTGCTCCGGATGAGCTGCGAATGTTCGATTCCCTGAGTAACTACGATTCCAAGCAGTCCAGCCATTATTCCTCTTCTCCTTCCAGGTTGAGATAAGCCGCTATTTCACAGCCGGTTCTGACCTCATCGTCGGTTTTGGGTTTAGCTTCGCTCTCCGGGGCCACTTCGAGATCGAGCTTCAAGGGCGCGGAGCTGACGAGATGCTCCATTGCCCACGATTCGGCCGAGAGCTTCTTTTCCTCACCGCCAACGCTGACGGTGATCTCACCCAGGATTTCGAGCGCGACGAGGAAATCCACCAGGCCGGCGTCAACCTTGGCGGGAGTGACCTTCTTTTCGTCCAGGAGCTTCTGAACGCTGAGCTCGATGCCCTTGCGTCTGACCTGGGCGGCGAGCGCCACTTCACGGCTCTTGGCTTCGGCCATCAAGTTTTCATTCGCCAAAACCATCGTCTTCAGGCCGGAATTCTGGTTTTCGAGCTCGGCAAGGCGAGCTTCCATCGCCAGTTTTTCTTTCTCATCCATCTTCTGCTGTTCTCCTTCTCTCACGAGTTTCAATGCCAAATCGAAATTGCCAATATGGTCGATCAGGCCGACGTCGAGCGCGGCCTGGCCTATGAAGGTCCGGCCGTCGGCCATGCCAAGGACCTTTTCCGTGGTGACGCACCGGTTTTGGGAAACGCCGTCCACGAAAATCGAGTAGTAAGTGTCCACGGCATCCTGCAGCCCGGCGGCACCTTCGGGGGAGAGCGGCGCGTTGTCCGGCGCCTTGACCTTGTACTTGCCGGCCGTGACGTAGGTGCGCTTGATCCCCTCTTTTTCGTCCTGCTTGGATACATCGTAGTGGGTGGCTATGACTCCGATGGAGCCTATCTCGCTTGTCCGTGTGGCTACGAGGGTGGTGCAGGCGGACCCGATCCAGTACGCGGCAGAGCACATTAGTCCGTCGCAATAGCCGACTATGCGCTTTCTCTGTCGCCCTTCCCGGATCAGGTCCGCGCACGCCGAGACCCCGTGCACCGTTCCCCCGGGGCTGTTCAAGCGAAGGATGATCCCCCCGATGTCGGGGTTATCCAGGGCCTTCTGGATCTCGGCCCCAATCTTTTCGCTCGACGTTCCCCCCGAGTACGAAGCCATGATGTTGGCGCGCTGCGCGATCGTCCCGAAGACGTCGATCACGGCGATGCTCCCGCCCGCGTATGGCGCAAACGGACGCTGTCCGGTCTCTTCCTGGTATTTCGCCGCGTCGAAGTCGATCTTCACTCCATTGATGAGCCGCTTGATAACCGCGTCGATCTCATCCATCTTGGCGGGATGCAGCGCCCAAATCCTGTCTTGAACTAAGCCGAGGTTCATTTCTTCTCTTTCGTGCCCCTCTTGGGGTCTTCCCGCTTTTTGGTCCGCTCGTTCGTTTTCTTCTGCTGTTTCTCCTGGTCCGTCTGCGCCGGCGCATCCATTTCGGCCGGGTCCACGACTTCGAACTCATCTGCCCGCAGGTTGTAAACGCGCTGGTAGTAAGGAGGCTTGAACCGCACTCCTTGCGTGCTGAGCTGCGTGTCGCGCCTGGAGTGGCCTTCCTTCGAGTCCTCTTCCTCCATCCACTTCATGAAGGGCATGGCCGTGGGAGAGGCGAAATTGAGCGTCACGCACCAACCGAGCAGTTGGTCAAAGGTCTCGCATACGAGCTTCCGGTCCATGGTGCACAGGTCGGATCTGACCGCGAGGTGGCTTTGCGACGCCGCGTAGGCGCCTTTGTCCCCAATCTCTGTTGAGAGCGTTTGGGTGAGGATGGCCTTGGAGATTTCCCCGTTTGCGCTGTTGACCATTTGGGCGAAGATGTTCTCGTTCCCGCCCTTTGACTTCATCTCGAGCGCTTCTATGGACTCATCGTCATTGACGACACCGACGGCGCTTTGGACCATCTTGACCAGGCTTGCGAGCAATTCCTGACGTTCGGGCTCCGACGTTCCCCGGGGGACTTTCCCCAGGAGCCAGGGGATGCCGAAGCGCTCCATGAACGTGGTCCAATATTTGTAGCCGGCGCGCTTGAAAACGACCGGCCAGAAGCATCTGGAGAGTGTCCGAATTCCGTAGGGATTCTTAAAAGTCGGGAAGCTCCTTGGTATAAGGAATTTATAATCCGGCAATAATTCTCCCGTATCCATGTTCTTTTTTGAAATGAACCGGCAGCGGTTCTTTTTGTCCCACACGAACCAGTCATTCGGTTTTTGGTCGATCCGGTCCACTACCCACTTGGAAGCCTCCATCCGCCACATGATCTCGTTCACCGAAAAGCCGTAGAACGGCGCGTCCAGGAACTGTGAAATGATGGAAGTCAGCGGCAGCGGGGACATGACCTTATCGAGGAACGCGGAGTATTTCTCCGAGCCCTTCGGATACTCGACGCGCCACTCGCTTGTAAGCACCCCCGCCTTGCGGCTTTGGAAGCACGCAAAGACGTGGGGGTCGGCAAGCAGTTGGTCGAAGACAGTTACGTCGACGCCGGCTTTTAAGAGGATCGGGTCCGGATCTGGTAGATGTCCCCAAACGTCCGCCCAATCAACGGAGCGAGCGCGGGTGACAAATTCCGACATGAGAGGTTTCACTACAGGACCTCTCCGGGGCTCTGGCCCTTATAGACGGGTTCGATCTGCGTCTTGTAGAGGATCTCGGCCTGAGCCTGGAGCTCGGCAACCTTCTTGGCGTCCTGGGAAGCTCCGGAGACGGCGTGAGCCATGACCGCGGCGTCGAGCCTGTCGGTCAGCATCTTGAGGGAGGCGGAGGCCATCGGATAAGCAACGCAGCCAACGGCACCAATGGAGCCGCTTTGGCAGAGGGTAGGAGCCAGGCTGTCAGTTACGGCCATTACCCACTTGGCGCCCTCGGAAAACACCGTGGCTCCCGTCATAAATCCCTGTTTGGCTCCCGTGGTGAACTGACCACCAACGCAGCCACCGGGGCCGATTATCATGATGGCTATCAGAGACAGTGCCACAAAAAGACTTTTGAGCTTTCTCATTGATTGTTACTCCTAAGTAGATGGATGTTGGCTTTGTGGTTCCACCATCCCCGAGCTCAACCGAAACGTTCGGCCGAATCTCCATCCTCCCCAGCGTGCAGGAAGCGAGGAGTACGGGAACGAGGAGCCAGATGATCTTCACTTCTTGAATACCTTCGCTCTTGTCTCGGCCATCTTTGCCCAGGCTTTCGAGCATGCGTCATCGAGCATCTCGAGGCAGAGATCGTCATAGTGGGTGGGCGATTTCTTGACTCCGTACCGGGCCAGCTCCCGAAGGAGGTAGCCGAAGAAGATGGCCGCCAGAACGTTCTGGTCCGCCCAGGTCACGATGAGCTCGATGCC